TCGGCCGAAATCACCAACAAGGAGGAAAAGTAGAAAATGGGAAACAATCTCGACCGGATTGTCACTGTTTCTATCGACATCGCATCGCCCATCATCGACAGCAACAGCTTCGACAATCTTCTCATCTTCGGCCCCGCCCCGGCCAAGGCGGACCATAAGGCCCCCGCCGTGGGGGTCTACAACAGCCTGGAGGAGGTCACGGGCACCGGCTACGTCGCCGTTGGCAAGGACGCCGACATCGTGGGCGTGGCCGCCCGTATCGCCTTCTCCCAGAACCCGTCCCCGTCCAAGGTGTTCATCGGGACCCTGGCGGAGGATGGCGACCTCGCTTCCACCCTGGATGGGCTCCTGGGTATGAACGGCTGGTATGTCATCTGCCCTGTCGGGCTCTCGGAGGAGCAGCTCAACACCGTCATCGAGTGGACAGAGGCCCAGAAGAAGATGTGCGGCTTTGCCTCGTATAAGCCGGCCACCGCTTCCCAGACCATTTACCAGCGCAGCTTCGGTATGTACTGCAAGGAGAGCGACGATCAGGCTGACGCCGATGTCTCCCCGGCCAACCAGTGCATTGCCGTCGGCTGGACCGCCAAATGCCTGAATTACCACGCCGGCAAGGAGACCTGGGCCCACAAGACCATCAACGGGGTCGCCCCGTCCTCGCTCACCAGTACGAAGATTGCCGCTCTGGAGGCCGGCAATATCAGCTACTTCATCCCGACCGCCTCCAAGAACATCAGCTACCAGGGCAAGACCCTGGCCGGCGAGTGGATTGACACCATCCGCTTCCGGGACTGGCTGGAGAACGATATGCAGGTCCGGGTGGCGAACCTGTTTATCACGAACCCGAAAATCCCCTACACGGACAAGGGCATCGGGCTCATCCAGAACCAGATGATTGCCTCCCTGAAGTCCGGCGTCTACTACGAGGGCATCGCCCCCGACGAGTACGACGAGGACGGGAACCTCATCCCCGGCTTCACCACCCACGTCCCCCTGTCCGCCAACCTGACCGCCTCGCAGAAAGCGTCCCGCAAGCTGACGGACTGCACCTTCACGGCCCGGCTGGCCGGCGCTATCCACTTCACGGAAATCAAGGGCAGCCTGACCTACACCCTGTAAGGAGGTAAGAACCAGCTATGACTAAGACTTATGACCCTCGCCTCGTCACCATGTCCTTTGGCAGCCACATCGTCACCGGCTTTGCGGATGACTCTCATATCACCATCGAGGCGAACGGCGACGGCATTACCAAGAAGGTGGGGTGCGACGGGGAAGTGGCCCGAGCCCTTCCCACCGACCGCACCCACAAGGTCAAGTGCGTCCTGCTTCAGACTTCCGACAGCAACAGCGTTTTTCAGGCTGCCTACAAGCGGGACCTGGAGACCGGGGAGGGCAAGGCTCCTCTCCTTATCAAGGACCTGAAGGGCGGTCTGCTGTATAGCTCTGAGGAAGCCTGGATCACCAAGGACGCCACCCGCACCCGTGGCAAGGACACCAACAACAACGAGTGGGAGTTCGACAGCGGCTCCGACGACCTCAGCGAGTAAGGGGAGGGATAGAGGATGAAACAGCAAGACGCTACTCCGGTACTGGTCGGCGACACCACGTTCTACATCCGGCCGTTCCCCGCCTTCAAGTCCGCCAACATCTTCGGCCAGCTCACCAAGACCATTACCCCCGTCGCCGGCGGGCTCCTGTCCCTGGTCGGGGGCACCGGCGATGAGAAAAGCATTTTCGACCTCAACCTGGAAGAGGCGGCTCCGGCTTTGGCCGGGGCCGTTTCTGGTCTCTCCGGCACCGTGGTGGAGACCCTGCTCAGGCAGCTCTTGGTCGATTACGGCAACATCGCCTATGACGACCCGGAGACCGGCGCCACCCCGAAGCTGACCATGGACAAGGCCAATGAGCTGTTCTGCGGCGAGGTCCAGGATATGTTCATCCTGGCGGTGGAGGTCATCAAGGTCAATTACAACGGTTTTTTCAAGAAGCTCGCCGCCCAGTTTGGCGCTGCCATCGCCAAGTTCAAGGACCTGATGGCGGCGAGTTCAGCCAGTACGGAGACTTCGACGCCTCCCAGTTCGGAGAGTTAGAGCTCCGAATGTATTCCCTCATCAAAGCGAAGCTGGCGACGATGTGGGAGCTGAAGAACGTCTACACCCTGGACGAGGCCCTGAAGCTCTATGCCCTGTACTGCATGGAGCTGGATGTGGAGCGTTGCAGGGCGGACGACGCTCAGGCAGAACGGGACAGGAGGAGGTGAGCCATGCGCTGTGACTATCCGTGACATAATGATCCTGCTGGGCTTCGACATCGACGAGCAGTCCCAGAACGAAGCCGAGAACAGCGTCAAAAGCCTGAAAGACATGGCTACCAAGGCCCTGGGCGCCATCGGCGTGGCCTTCTCCGTAGCTGGTGCAGCATCCTTCGTCAAAGATTGCGTGTCCGTGGCATCTGAGGTGGAGGAGATGCAGAACAAGTTCGATGTCGTCTTCCAGGGGATGACCGACGAGGTGGAAGCGTGGGCTCAGTCCTACTCCGACGCCATCGGTCGGAACAAGAATGACATCAAGACCTATCTGGCCGACCAGCAGAATTTGTTGGTCGGCTTCGGCATGACCCGGCAGGAGGGCGCTGAGCTGTCCAAGCAGATGACCACGCTGGCCCTGGACCTCGCTTCCTTTGCCAACCTGGACGAGACGGCCGCTGTGAACAACATGACCAAGGCCGTTATGGGTGAGTCCGAGGCAGCCAAGGCCCTGGGTGCTGTCCTGAACGATGACACGAGGGCCAGAGCTATGCAAGCCATGGGGCTGTCCGGCACCTATGAGAAGCTGGACCAGCTCACGAAGATGCAGGTCAACTACAACGCCATCCTCGCTCAGAGCCCAGACGCCATCGGAGACTGCGAACGAAGCCTCGGCTCCTACAAGAGCACCGTCGTTCAGTTCCAATCCAAGCTGAAGGAAATTAAGACCCTCGTGGGCCAGTTCTTCATGCCCACATTTCAGAAGGTCATCAGCTTCGGAGCGAAGGGCCTCACGGTATTGCGGGACGGGGTGCAGAAGCTAAATGACTTCGCCGCCAAGATAGGTGGGGCCGAGAAAATCATCGGCGTCCTGGGCGTGACCATCGGGGCCACGCTCGCCATCGTCAACTTCCAGAAAATCTCCAACGGCCTCAAGCTGATCGGGAAAGGGCTCAGCAACGTCAACCTGAAGGTATTCGCCATCGCAGCCGTCGTGCTCATGCTGGCCCTCATCGTGCAGGACTTCATCGCCTTCATGAATGGGGACAACAGCGTGATAGGCGCTCTCTTTGAGAAGGCCGGTATCGACGCTGACGAGGCCAGAGCCACTATCCAGAAGGCATGGAGCACCATCAAGGACTTCCTGCTGTCGATATGGGGGACCCTCCAGGGGGCGGCCCAGGCTATATTCGGAGCCCTGTCCGACTGGTGGGCCGAGAACGGCGAGGCGGTTAAGGAGACACTTCTGGGCATCTGGAAGGCCATCGTCGGAGCGGCCAAGCAGATTTTCGGTGCGCTGTCCGGCTGGTGGAAGGAGAATGGGGCCCAGGTCATGGAAACCTTCTCCAAGCTGTGGGAAGGCATCAAGCAGCTCTGCGAGACCCTGTGGAACGCCCTGGTATCTGCGGCCCAGACCATTTTCGGGGCCCTGAAAGCCTTCTGGGACACCTGGGGCTCTACCATCATCGCCGTGTTCAGCATCCTATGGAATACCCTCATCTCGCTCATCCAGCCGTTCCTCGACTTCCTATCGGCCGTCATCGACTTCCTGGCGAACGTCTTCACCGGTAACTGGGAAGGGGCCTGGAACGCCATCAAGGACATGGCTGCGGCGGCGTGGGAAATGCTCGTGACCATCCTCGGCGGCGCATGGGACACCATCACCACCATCTGGGGAGCGGTCATCGACTTCTTCGCCGGTATCTTCCAGGGCGTTTGGGATGTCATCGTGGAAAAGGTCACTGGCATCAAAGACGCCATCGTGAACGGCTTCCAGGCCGCCATCGACTGGATTACAGCCCTTCCCGAGCAAGCCCTGAAATGGGGCTCCGACATCGTGGACAACATCGTCAACGGCATCACCGGGGCGGTGGGCAAGGTCGGAGAGGCCGTCAAGGGTGTGGCCGACAAGATTAAATCGTTCCTCGGCTTCTCCGAGCCGGAGGACGGCCCCCTGAGTGACTTCCACACCTATATGCCCGATATGATTGACCTGATGACCCAGGGCATCGCAGCGGGGAAGGAACGGGTCCGCAACGCAGTCGAGGAGATCGCCGCAGGTATGTCCGACGGCATGAACCTCGAAGACAACAGCGGCTCCGTCACCGGCATGGTGGGCAACCTGCTGGGCGGCATCAAGGCGGCCAAGACCAAAGCGAACGAAATGCTGGGCTCCATGAAGGACGACGGCATGACCTTCAATCCGAAGATTGCGCCGGTATCTGACCTGGGCAATTTTGTCCAGGGTATCGCAGCGGGGAAGGAAAAGCTCAAGAGCTTCCTCCAGGGCTTCAGCGGGGACCTCTCGTTTATGACCCAGGCCAACGTGGTGCAGCCCGAAACCGTGTCCAAGGTCGGCGGCGGCAACGACAGCAAAACCGTCAGCATTACGCAGAACGTCAACATCGACAACCAGTTCAACGGGGACCGGGCGGGCCAGGAGAAGAGCTCGGAGGCTATGGACAAGGCCGCCGACGACTCCACCAGCGAGATGGCTCGGGCCCTGCAATTCGCAAGGGGGTGACAGGGTATGGTAAGAGCTATGCAGCCCGTGAGTGTGGACGGGATAGAGTTCGACGCCCTCATGAGCTCGACCGAGGCGTATGACGCCACCGTCCCGGAGTATTCGGTAGAGACCGGCTTTGCCGTCAGCGACACCATCATCCTTTCCCCGGAAGCCCTGGACATGACCCTGCTGGTCAGCAACAGGCCCGTGACCTGGGCCAAGCGGTTTGGCAATTCGGAAGACCGGGTGGCGGAGGTGGTGAAGCGGCTCAAGTCCCTGTACTTCCAGAAGAAGCTCATCACCGTCACCACCAGCTCCGAGACCTACACCGACATGGCTATCCTCAGCCTCATCATCCCGAAGACCAACGCCATGATGGAGGCCATGGAAATCCCCATCAAGTTCAAGAAGGTCCGGGTCACGGCCACGAAAACGGCCACCATCCCGGACAGCTATGGAAAGAGCGGCGCCTCCGCCGCCTCCGCCGGGACCGCCAGCACATCCAAGGGGTCCAGCGGGGGCGGCTCGGGCTCCGGCTCTGGATCAGGCTCCAATTCCGGCGGGGGCTCGTCCGGCGGCAGCCAGAAGTCAGGGTCCATCCTGTACTCCGCCGCCGCCGGCATGGGCCTCATGAAGTGAGGTGCGGTATGGACTATATCATCATCGAGGTCCCCGATATGAACGATAGCGTGTCCCGCATCGTCCTGAACGGGAAGCAGTACCTCATCCGCTTCACCTACAATGACACCGGCGGCTACTGGAGCTTCGGCCTGTCCGACGCCCTGGGCGAGCCCATCGTCATGGGCGTGAAGGTCGTCCCCCGGTTCCCCCTCAACGTGTTCTACTACGGCGTGGCCGAGCTGCCCATGGGCGTCTTCGGTGTCATGACCGAGCTGGACAAGGTGGGCCGGGCGGATTTTAGGGAAGGCCGGGCCAGCTTCATCTTCGCCCCGGTCCAGTAATTTCTTCTGTGGATTTTCCGTGGGACATCCTGCGGACGGTCCAAACGTCGTCCAACACGGCATCCGCCACAAATCCATCCATCATCCCGAAAAAGCGTGGTGGTAGGGGGAAAGGGCATCTCAGCCATAGAGGGTGAGCGAGACAGGCCAAAACCTGAAAATCTCGCTCATCCTCCCTTTTTCTACGTTTTTCGTACCCTTTTGATTTTTGTCCAACGTCTCGTCCGCACGACCGTCCGCAGGACATCCGGTGGAAATCCGCTCGTAACCAAACCAAACCTAACCATAACCCTTTATATAGAAAGAAAATTATTAAAAGAAAGCCGAGCAAAGGAGGCGACAGCCTTGCAAAACTTCGACCGCCAGTACCGCCTAATCGCTGGTCAGGCCGGACAGGTAGGCTTCGAGATAGGGGAAGGGCCAACACCCCTCCATGTCTCCTTTTCCTTCCAGAAAGCGGACCTCAAGAGCCAGAACACCGGCAAGGTCTCCATCTGGAACCTGAACCCCCAGCACCTCGCAGAGCTCAGCAAGGACGATTGCGTGGTATCCCTGAAGGCGGGGTACGGCTCCGTCATGCCCCTCATCTTCACCGGGGTCGTCACCTACACCAGCACGTCGCTGGACGGGGCGGATCGCTGCACCCAGCTTGAGTTGGTGGACAACCGCATCGAGGTCCGGGACACCTACGTCTCCGTCTCCTACTCCGGCACCGTGAATACGAAGACCCTCATCCAGGACGCAGCCGACCAGATGGGCGTGGCCGTCACGTTCTCCTACAACGCCGAGTTCGTGGACCTGCCCAACGGCTTCAGCTTCGTTGGCCCGGCCAAGGATGTCCTGACCAAGGCTTGTGATTGCAGCAGCCTTCAGTGGTCGATACAGAATGGCGTCCTCCAGGTCAAAAAGCCTGGGGATGTCATGTCGAAGGAGGTCTACGTCCTGAGCCCGGACACCGGGCTCCTGGGCATCCCGAAGCAGATACAGGTATCCGATGACAAGGACACCTCGAAGGCCCAGCACGGGTGGGACGTGGAGTACCTGATGAACGCAGCTATCAACATCGACGATTATGTCAAGCTGGAGAGCAAGATGGTCACGGGCTTCTTCCGGGTCTACTCGCTGGAAATCGAGGGAGACAACGTGGAGGGCTCCTGGACCTGTACGGCCCGGCTTCTGGAGGTGAGCGGCTGATATGATGCAAGAGCTCGTTGAACGGCTCCAGCAGATGGCGGAGGGTGCCGTCAACTGCATCCACACGGCTATCCCTGGCTCCATCGTGGACTTCGACCCGGCCACCTGCCTCGCAACGGTGTCCCCGAAGATGAAGTACACCAAACCGGACGGGAGCAAGATGGACTACCCGAATATCGCCGGGGTCCCCGTCTACTTCCCGCAGGGGGTGGGCCAGAAGGCGTCCATTGCCTACCCGGTAAAGCCGGGGGATGGATGCCTCCTCATCGCCGCCGAGCAATCACTCGACTTCTGGATGTATGGCCGGGAGACTGCCACCGACCTGCGGTACGACCTGACCAACAGCGTGGCTCTGGTGGGCCTCTTCGTCAAGCCTGGGCCCGGCGTCCAGAAGGCTTGTGACGAGAACGCCGTGGTCATCAAGGCCGAGAGCACCACGGTCACAATAAAGCCCAGCGGCGTGGTCATCGACGGAGATGTCACCATCAACGGCAGCCTGACCACCCAGGGCGGAACCGTCAACCTGAATTAGCGGAAGGAGGCAATGACCATGAACGCTACAAGGCAAGGGGACTGCTGCACCGGTCACGACGCTTGCCCGCCGGCCCCCCTGGTGGAGTACAGCTCCGATGTCAAAATCAACGGCCTGGGCGCTGGCCGGGTCGGAGACCATTACGCCTCCCATGGCTGCGTCTCCCACCCCGGCCACCAGGACGTGATTGTCGCCGGCAGCTCCTCGGTCTTCATCAACGGCCGCCCGGCGGCCCGCATCGGCGATGCCGTTTCCATCGGAGGCTCTGTCCAGGATGGGAGCGGCGACGTGTTTATCGGGGGGTGATCCGTATGGTGGACTTCAAAATCACGCCAGACGGGGACCTGGAAATCACCCCCGTGGGGGACATCGTTCCGACCGAGAGCGTCGCCCAGGCTGTCCTCATCCGCCTCAAGTGGTTCCTGGCCGAGTGGCGGCTGGGCCCCACCCTGGGCTTCCCGTACTTCGAGGAGGTGTTCGTCAAGAACCCGAACCTGACGAAAATCCGCTTCCTGCTGCGAGACCTCGTTCAGAGCGTGGAGGGAGTGACCAGCGTCACGAAGGCTGACATCATCCCGGACCCACGCACCAGGGAGGCGGAAATCATCGTCGTCTTCACCGTCGAGGATGAAATTTTCCAGAAAGAGGTGAAAATCTGTGCCTGACTATGGCCTGACCCCCAAGGGCCCCAACATCAAGCGGCTGGATGTCATCCTGGAGGAGATGCACAGCTCCTTGACGGAGAAGCTGGGGATAAACACCCGCCAGAACCCCCAATCCCTCCTGAACCACCTTCTGACCAATGTGGCCGACAAGATCGCCGAGCTCTGGGAGTACGGCAGCGACATCTACTACTCCCAGTACCCGGCCACGGCGGAGGGCATCAGCCTGGACAATGCGGCCCAGTACGGGGGCTCCACACGGGGCTCCCCGGCGCCGTCCTACTACCACGTCCTCTGTACCGGCATCGACGGCACCGTCATCCCATCCGGGACGCTGATTGCCTCCGATACCAACCCGGCTACGCAGCTCGTCATCAGCGAACAGAAGGAGATAACCCGCAGCTTCTTCAACAAAGCAGCCGTCAAGGTCACATCCACGCAGCTCTCCGGCGTCTTCACGGTGGCCCTGAACGGGAACCCATACTCTATCACCCCCACGGGAACCCCGACCACCACGGACGTTCTAAAAGCTCTATCGGCCGCCATCAACGACGACGCCTTCCTGGTATCCGTCGATGAAGAGGCGGCCCTGCTTCGCATCGAGGCGGTGGATGAGGCTTCTGCCAACGTCCTGCTGCTGTCCGAGAACCTGACCACCGATACCGTGGGCAGCGTCATCACCTTCGCCACCGAAGAGGCGGGGGACATCCTTCTCCCGAACGGCGTCATCACGAAAATCGTCAAGGCTGTGCCTGGGCTCCAAAGCGTGGTGAACGTGGGCTCCTACATCGCCGGCCAGCTCACGGAAACCGATACCGAGTTCCGCCAGTCGTATGCGGATAAGATTTTCTCTATGTCCTCCCGGATGCTGGAGAGTATCCGCAGCGCCATCCTGGACAACTGTCAGGGCGTCACATCGGTGGCCCCCTATGAGAACGACTCCAACGAGGTCGATGACATGGGCCGGTGGCCCCACTCCGTCGAGGTCGTGGTGGACGGCGGAGACGCCAACGAAATCGCCCGCCAGATACTCAACACGAAGGCCGGCGGCATCAACACCTTCGGCTCTGTGGAAGTCTCGGTCCCCGGCGAGTACGGCGAAGAGATTACCGTCCGCTTCAACCGCCCGACCTACCTGAAGGTCTGGATGAGGGTGGGCGTCACCATGAGCCGGAGCTCCACGCTGCCGTCCAACTATGCCGACCTCATCAAGGCCGCCATCCTGGACAGGATGGACACGCTGGACACCGGCTCCGATGTCGTCCCGCAGAAGCTCTTCCTGGGCACCCTGTACTCCACCGTCACCGGCATGGACTACGCAGACATCACCATGGCGGCGGGGGAGAGCAAGCCGGCCACGCTGGACCAGCGCAGCATCACCGTAACGCCCAGGGAACGGGCCATCCTGTCGGAGGAGAGGATCGAGGTGGTCATCAGTGGTTGACTACTTCGCCAGCCTGAAAGCTGACCTCGTGGAGCAGTTCAAGGGCCAGCCGAACATCGAGGCCGTCATGGAGGTCATCGCTGAACAACTCCAGGACGTAGCGGACTTCTATGAGGACCTGCGGACGCAGCGTTCCATCAGCACCGCCGTCGGCTCTCAGCTTGACGGCGTGGGGGACATCGTGGTCCTCAGCCGGGCGGAGGCCGGGGAGCTCTCCAGCTTCGTCAACCCCGGCGAGCCCATCAACGATGAAACCTACCGGAAGTACCTGTTCTACAAGGTCCTGAAGAACACGAACACCTGCACCTACCCAGACCTCATCCGGGCCTTCCGTATGTTCTGGGAGAAGCCCCTGTACTACCACGAGGACCCGGAGTACCCGGCGGTCATGTTCCTGGACGCTGGCATCCTCAGCCCAGAAGACCATGCGGAGAACCTGCTGAGCGCCCCCATCATCAAGGCCGCCGGCGTGGGCATCCACATCACGGCCACCACGGAGTCTCCGCCCATGGAGTCGGAGCTGCACGTCACCCCGGTCATGGGCCGGGGAATGGCTATCACGAAGCTCCCGGAGCTGGAGCCGGAGCTCCCGGCCGCCGTCATCTCCGTCGTCCCGGTTATCGGGCGGGGCCTGAGTATCACGAAGCTCCCGGTCATCGAACCGGACCTGGGGATCGCCGCCGTGGTGGGCCACGCTTCCGCCGCCATGGTCGGCACCATCATGGAGACCCGGCTCCCCACGCTGAAAGACTTTGATACCGAAATCCGGGCGGCCACGGTGGGCCGCTTTTCTGCTGCTTCGCACGGCACCATCATGGAGACAAGACTACCAGAATTGAAGGAGGAATTTGCATGAACCCCATGGTTATTGACCCGATGAACCCCGTTGAGAACGAGAACTACGGCTGCACCACCACCAAGCGGGGGCGGGCCCTGATTGCCAAAATCCTGGCCGAGAAGATGCCCCTCACCCTCACCCGGACCATGGTAGGGTCCGGTATCTGCCCGGATGGGCTGTTTCCCGGCGAGCTCCAGGACCTTGTTGAGCCGGTGGCCGCCGCCACCTCCAACGAGCCCATGTACGACGGCGATACCGTCCACATGACGGTGGAGTACCGGTCCGACCTGAACGGCGGCCTGGACCACGGTTTCTGGATCAGGGAGTTCGGTGTGTTTGCCCGTGACCTGGAGGGGGAAGAGGTGCTGCTGTACTACGGCACCCTGGGGGATTACCCTCAGTGGGTCAGCGCCTACTCCAAGAACGGCATCGACACCCGCCGGTTCCCCATCAGCATCACCGTCGGCGAGGGGGCCACGGTCATCATCGACTACTCCCCGGAGGCGTTCATGACGGCGGAGGACGTGAAGGAATACTGCGTCGTGGTCATGCTGCCCCAGTTCCTCGTGGAGGCCCAGAAGCTCATCGACCTCCACAACGGGGACATGGAGGCCCACCCGTTCCTCCAGAACCTCAATGCTGCCATGGACTCCCGGCTGTCCCTGCTGGAGCTGATGTATAACACCGATGTGTCCGGCAACCCGTTCACCGTCACCTTCGACAGCCTGACCGGGCTGGTGGTTACTGGTGTCTGGAACACCAACCAGAAAAGGCTTGAGTTCTGATGGAGGAAGTAACATTTTCCCGGCCACCGAATGAGCTGTCCTGCATCATCGGGAACCTGTTCACATCGGTGGAGCCACCCTGCGATTTGTGTGACCATGGACGCACGACCGATCTTGTCATTACCGGCATCACCCACAGTCAAAATTATGGGAGGCTGACCATCAAGACCGATTGCTGCATCTTTTACGGCAGGCCCGAAGATTTGGCCGCCGTCATGACCGGGCGCTGCCCGAAAGGAGGATGCGGAAATGGCTGAAAAGGAATACCTGCTTGGCAACAGGGCGAGGGAGCTCCTGCGATACACCAATCAGGCGACAAGGATCGTGTCCGATGATGTCAGCCAGCGTGACGTTCGGGCGATTATCAAGCGTATCGCCGAGCTCGATGACATCCGGGAGGTCAGGTCGGTGTGCTCCGTGGTCACACACCAATTAGACGAAAAGAGCAACGAGGGCTTCACCAAGAGCAAGTTCCGGCTCTACGGCGAGGATATGCGGCAGATTGCCAAGAACATCGTTCGGGATGTCCATTCTGCGAACAATAAGCATTTCCAGACCGAGTATGACGCACGGCTCAAGAAGATAGACGACGTTCTGGACGGCTGCACCCTGCTCCTGGAGTACATCCAGATTTGCGTCGAGGAGCACATCATCAGCGTGAAGAAGTCCGGCGTCTGGACGAAGAAGGTCACGGACGTGAAGTATATGGCCGCCTCCTGGAGAAAGAACGACGGAGGAAGGGCCCGGAAGCTGAGGGAGGAGGCTCAGGCCCAGGCAGACAAGCGGCAGGTCGAGGTCGTGAAGGCTGCGATCCGCCAGTACAACGCCGAGAGGCAGACCCGCCCCACACAGTAGGGATACCCGGCGGTGGCGCCCGCCTTGTATCAAGGGTATGACTCGTTTTCGGCCGCCAACTGGTGGCTCCGCTCCCCGAACACCAACAACTCCAACAACGCTTGGAACGTGAACTCCAATGGCAACTCCAACAACACGAACAACTGCTCGAACTCCTATGGCATCCGCCCCGCTCTGATGGAATGTGAGACGTGTAACCCCCGCAAGGGGGCGAAAGCAGTACGCCATCATCAAAGGGAGTCATATCCTGTCGCCGCTCTGCGCCACGGGGCGACGACGAACACATCACGCCGAGGCCAGCCACCCCCGCCGGGGGTGCCGTTGGCTGCCTGGGGGAAGGAGGGCCGGCGTTAGGCATGAGGGCCGGTCGGGAGCTTCCCCTACACCCCGGCCGGCGGAAGCAAAGGAATGGTTGAATGACCTATCAGGAAATGTGCGCTTTTGACGTGTTGTATGCCGCCTACCTGGAGGCCAGAAGCGGGAAGCGCAAAAAGGTCAGCACCGCCCAGTATGAGGCGAACGCCCTGGCCTGTACCGAGAAGCTGTCCCGTATACTTGCGTCGAAGACCTATATCCCAGGAAAATTCGAGACTTTCTACGTCTACGAGCCGAAGAAGCGGCTCGTCCAGGCCCCGGCGTTCGTGGACAAGGTTGTGCTCCATGCCGTGACCGATAACATCCTGTACGAAGCCGTGACGAAGAGCTTTATCCGTGACAACTACGCCAGCCAGAAGGGAAAAGGAACCCATGACGGTCTGATGCGGCTGAAGCAGTTCATGGTGGACTACTACCGGCAGTACGGCACAGCCGAAGGCTGGGTGCTGAAATGCGATGTCCACCACTTCTTCGCCTCCATCGACCATGACAAGCTGAAGGTGAAGCTGAAGGCCCTGCTTGACCGCCGGGGAGTAGACCCACAGATTTATGAGCTGCTGTGCATCTACATCGACACCACGGCGGGACTGCCCCTGGGCTACCAGACCAGCCAGCTCCTCGCCCTGCTGTTCCTGGATGAGTTTGACCACATCGTCAAGGAGAAGTACGGCGTCAAGAAGTATGGCCGGTACATGGATGACTTCCTCGCCATCCACCCGTCGAAAGAGTTCCTGAAGAACCTGTTGGCAGACTTCCGGGTGTTTATGGGCAGCTACGGTCTGGAGCTGAACGAGAAGACCGGCATCTTCCCTCTGAGGAACGGCATCGACTTCCTGGGATTCCATAGCTACCTGACCGAGACCGGCGGTGTTGTCCAGAAGCTCCGCAAGGACGGTATCGACAGGATCAAGAAGAACATCAAGATATGGCGGGTCGAGTATCCCGCCGGGAACATCACCAAAGAGAAGATACTCGAAAAGTTCGGTTCATGGGACGCTCATGCGGCCCACGGTGACACTCACGCCTTACGGACGAAGTATGCCAAGCAGGTCGAGGAAATCATCGGCGAGAAGGTTCCCGTCCACCGGAAAATCAACTCGACGAGGGAGGTTCGGGCGAAGCGGCGAGTAAAGCAGATGCAGAACATCTACAAGAAGCAGCACAGGGCGCAGGAGCAATCCGGCGCCTTTTCGCCTGTCCCGAGGCCGGCCGACATACCGCCGTGGCAATAAATTTTGAAGGAGGAAAAGACATGGCATCAGTTGCCCTCAGCAGCAAAGCCGTTGGCAGTATCGTCAAGATTAAAGTCAATGGCACCCTGCGGGACTTCATCGTTGTCCAGCAGGGGAAGCCGTCGTCCATCTACGACGAGTCCTGCAATGGCACATGGTTGTTGATGAAAGACCTGTACGAAAGCCGCCAGTGGCACAGCTCCAACGTCAATGACTATGCCAACAGCACCATCCACAAGTGGCTCAACAACGAGTTCCTCAACCTGATCGACGCAAATATCCGGGCCCAGATCAGGCAAGCGAAAATCCCGTACCGTCCCGGCAGCGGCACCAGCATGAGCGTCAACAGCGGGGCGAACGGCCTGAGTGCGAAGATTTTCCTGTTGTCCAACATCGAGGTCGGCGGCCAGACCGATTGGAGCTATATGCCCCATGACGGCGCAAGGCTGGCCTACTTCGAGTACGGCACCGGCACCTCGGCCAACAACAAACGCCTCGCCTATCTCAACGGCTCGGCCGCCGGCTGGTGGCTCCGCTCCCCGGTCACCATCAGCTCCGACTACGCTTGGTACGTGCTCTCCAATGGCGACTCCTACTACACGAGCAGCTGCTCGTACTCCTATGGCATCCGCCCCGCTTTGATACTTCCCTCTACACTCTTGGTCTCTGATGACGGCTCCGTGAATACGAACACGGCCCCGACTACGCCCGCCAGCATCGACGTACCCAGCACTATCCAGGGCGGCAGCACGATCACGATTTCCTGGGGGGCCAGCACCGACAAGGAGAGCAACCTGGAGGGGTATATCCTGGAGCGCAGCACCGACGGCGGAAAGTCGTGGTCGCAGATTTACCAGGGCAACAGCCGGAGCACGACCAACACCGTGCCGTTTGGCACGGGGAGCGTGACGTACCGGGTGAAAGCCTATGACAGCGATGGGCTGTCGTCTGGGTACAAGACCAGCGCCCAAGTGACGGTGAAGAACAACACCGCCCCGACCGCCCCGAACGGCATCACGGTCCCGAATACCGTCCTGGGAGGCTCGCCGCTCACTATCACATGGGGAGCGGCGACCGACCAGGACGGTAATTTGTCTGGGTACAGCCTGGAGCGGCAGGTGGACGGCGGAGACTGGGCGCAGGTCTACTCCGGCAACACCCTGAGCTACACCGACACCATCACGAAGGGCTGGGCGAGGGTATCCTACCGGGTCCGGGCCTATGACAGCGACAACGCATACAGCAGCTACACCGTGTCGCCGGAGCGGACGGTGAACAACAACACCGCCCCGGCCATCATCTGCGGCTCCCCCAGCGGGAGCGACCTGGGGGAGAAGGATGCCGGGTTCATGGTGTCCTACTCCATCTCCGATGTGGACGGCGATGAGGTCACTGTGACCGAGGCCATCGACGGCGTGACCAAGCGGACCTACACGGCCACGCTGGACGGGAGCAACAGCTTCAACGTCACCGGCGAGTATTTCATGAAGCTTCTGAACGGCAATCACACCCTGACCATCACCGCCAATGACGGCAAGGCCAGCACCGTCCACACCCTGGTCTTCGCCAAGAAAGTCACCGGGGCCTCCATCACCCTGGAGACGCCCATGGCGGCCGACGACCAGATCAGCATTTGCGTTCTGTCCGTCATCGGCCTCATCCCGGCGGACGCCGAGTACAAGGTCGAGGTCACGAACAACGCCAACGACGAGACCCCGGTGTGGGAGGACTGCACTACCGCCGTGAAGACCGGCGCCAACTACGTCTTTGAGAACAAGACCGCCGCCAACGGCTTCGCCTTCAACTTCCGGCTGACCGCCGAGCGTGGTCCTGGCGGAGAGGGCGGCTATATCACGTCTGTGCAAGGAGGGTTCCAGTAATGGGGCTGAATGTTATCAGGAAGGACTCTGTGAAGGAGAAGCAGAAGGAAAAGACCCGGAAGCAGCTCCAGGAGGAGAACGAGCAGCTCCGGGCCAAGTTCGAAAGCCTGGAGGGTCAGCTCACCGACACGCAGATGGCCCTCTGCGATGTGTACGAGCTGCTGGAAGGTGGTGAGGCGTAATGGCAAAGGTGTACGCTGACCTGATCCGCAAGGGCATGAAGACCATCGAAGACGTTCCGGCCCGGCTCCGGGCCGATGTCGAGGCGCTGCTGAAGGAGTCCGACCATGAGTAGGCTCCGGGAGTGGCTGCTGAAAATCTTGCTCAGAAAGGAGGTACAGACCATGGCTGTTGTGTACGCAACCCTGATTGTCAAGGGCAAGAAGACCTTGGAGCAGGTGCCAGCCAAGCTCCGTGAGGAGGTGGAGGACATCCTGGAGGCCCTGGAGGTCAAGGTCTAAGGACCGGCGCAAATAGGCCGCTCCCGTTATCGGGGGCGGCCTTCTGCGTTACTGAGAAACCCAAAATCGCTATCAAAACAGGAGGAAATGTAGTTGTGAACGTCCAAGAGCTTTTGGCTGGCGGGGGCGGTCTGCTTCTGGTCATGATGACCCTGGTACAGATCGCCCCCGTCAAAGTGAACCCCTGGTCCTGGATGGCAAGAGCCATCGGCCGGGCCATCAATGCCGAGGTCATCAAGAAACTGGATGCCCATATCACCATGGATGACCGGCGATGTGCTGATGGGCACCGGGCCCGTATCCTGCACTTCAACAATGAGCTGCTTCGGGACATCGACCACACCAAGGAGGAGTTCACCGAGGTGTTGGCTGAGATAGATGCCTATGAGCTGTATTGCCGAGAACACCCGGAGTACCCGAACAACCGGGCGGTCCTAGCGATTAAGAATATCCAGGAGGTCTACATGGAGCGGTTGAAGCTGCATGACTTCCTTCAGGAAAGCAGCGCAGCGAGGCAGGAGCAGTCGCCATGAAGATGATCCTGATTGCCGCCGGCGCCCTGGCGGTCGGCATCGCCCTGGGCGTCCTGTACTGCGAGTCCACCTACCGCCACCTGCGGAAGCGGCTGCGGGAGCTGAGGGCGGGCCAGGAGCGTCGCAACATCATCCGGTCGATTACGAGGTTCCTGTTCGTCACCGCACAGGTATTCGCCATCGTATGGGTGTCATGGTCGTATGCGATTGCCACCTACTCCACCATTGTGCTGGAGCAGCCGTTCCCCGCTGAGGAGCTTTCCGCAGAGGCCGTCAGAACCATCCTTGGCGTCGGAGCCCTGAAGGTGCTGGAGAACATCTTCGAGCACAATGACGGCAAAGTGTTCGGCCAGAGCCGGACTGAAGACGATCCGCCCGATGAGGGTGGGGAAGGAGGAGTCGGATAATGAACACAGAAGAGAGAATCTGGAGCTACCTGAAGGGCCAGGGCCTCACCGACGCTGGCGCCGCCGGCCTGATGGGGAACCTGTACGCAGAGAGCGGCCTCCGCCCGAACAACCTCCAGAACAGCTACGAGGGCAAGCTGGGCATGGCTGACGCTGAGTACACCGAGCTGGTGGATAAGGGCAGCTACGCCAACTTCGGCAACGACCGGGCCGGTTACGGCCTCGCCCAGTGGACATACCCGACCCGGAAGGCGGCCCTGTTGGCCTATGCCAAGGCCGCCGGGAAGAGCATCGGAGACCTGGAGATGCAGCTCGGTTTTCTGATGAAGGAGCTGTCCACCAGCTACAAGTCGGTGCTGAGCGCTCTGAAGACCGCCACCAGCGTCCGGGCGGCCTCCGACGCCGTTCTGCTCCAGTTCGAGCGTCCGGCGGATCAGAGCGAGACAGCGAAGGCCCGGCGGGCCAGCTACGGCCAGAAGTATTTCGACAAGTATGCGAAGAAAGGAAGTGGCAGCACCATGGGATTCTCCAACAGCCCCCTGGCTACCGTGAGGATGATTTCTCCGAATCGGACGGCGAACCGGAACCACGTCATTGACACCATCACCATCCACTGTTTTGTCGGGCAGGTGACCGCCAAGCGTGGGTGTGAGGTGTTCCAGCCCGACGACAAGGAGGCGTCCTGCAACTACGTTGTGGGCTACGACGGCTCCATCGGCCTGTGTGTCGAGGAGAAAGACCGCTCCTGGTGTACCGGTGGTTACAAGACCGTGAACGGAGTAAAGACCCCCATCCGCGTCAATGGCATCTCCGGCAAGTCCAATGACTACCAGGCCGTGACCATCGAGGTCGCCAGCGACACCACGCACCCCTACGCCATCACCGACAAGGCTATGGCCGCCCTGATTGAGCTGTGCGCCGACATCTGCCGGCGGAACGGCATCAAGAAGCTGCTGTGGAAGGGGGACAAGAATCTGGTGGGCAAGGTGGACCAGCAAAACCTCACCGTCCACCGCTGGTTCGCCAACAAAGCCTGTCCTGGGGACTACATCTACCAGCGGCTCGGCGACATCGCCACAAAGGTGAACGTCAAGCTGGGGGCCTCTGCTACGTCCCCAGCCCCCGCCGCTCCGGTAAGCAAGGTCCCGTACAAGGTCCGCATCACCGCCACCGACCTGCGTATCCGCAAAGGTCCCGGCACCAACAACGCAATCGTCAGCGTCATTAAGCCCGGTGCCTACACCATCGTCAGCGAGGCCACCGGCGAGGGCGCTACCCTCTGGGGCAAGCTGAAGTCTGGTGTTGGCTGGGTGTCCCTGGACTACTGCAAAAAGATTTGAGGAGGAAGAAATCATGGAAGCTATCATTCAGAACATCCCCGCTGTCATCTCCATCATCCTGCCCGTGGCGCTGGCCCTCATGATCGTCACGAACATCATCGTCGAGGTCGTGAAGGGTCTGACCTGGGGGAAGTTGCCCACCAACGTCCTGGCTTTCTTCGTCGCCATGGCCGTGACGCTGCTGGCCTTCTTCGCCATGTGCCAGATCGCCGGCGTCCAGGTCACATGGTACATGGTGGTCGGCGCCATTGTCCTGGGCTTCTTCGTCTGCTTCGCCGCTATGTATGGGTTCGATAAGCTGAAGCAGACTATGGAGCAGTTCAACAGCATCCGGCAGAACAAATGACACTTGCGCCCCTCGGCCTTCGGGCTGGGGGGCGCTTTTTTCGTTTCTGGGATAATCGCTGTATCCCGGAAGCTAAACTGCATCCTGTTTTGGAGCATTTGCTAACATCCAACTTTTTTGAAGTAAACCAGTTAAATTTCGCAGAAATCGTATGTTTTTTCCAACGGGAAAAACTGGGAAATCGACGTTTGGACGCCGACCCATATACTTATACCCCTGAAAGTAACCGTAGCTCAAAAGGCTTCTAAATGAGTTTTAAGGCAGTTCCCCAAAAACGGACAAAAAATAGCAGTATTTCCGTCCATTATGGACGCCCATTGACCCGCCAGGAATAAGACATCCCCCTCTCCGGTCAGCAATCGCCGGGGAGGGGGATTTTTTTGTTTTGCCGTCTCTGCACCAACCAAAAGGCTAAAGGCCCTCTATTATTGAAATACAGCCGTGAAAAACCGTCCTATGGCCTTTGCCCATCAACTTACCCTACCAATGGAAAACGTGGCTCAGGGGGCCTTAAAACGGCTTCTACGGGCACCTGTTACCTATATAATTACGTTGACGTAGATAATGAAAATTTTTTTACGAAATCGTAAAAATAACGCTGGACAAAGGATTTGCCCCTGTGGTACACTTTAATCATGAAACAACCAAAAACCTACGGAACCGTAGAAAATCTAATGCTGGGAGGAAATGAATATGAAAACCCCGAACATCGCCGTCAACCGCCGCTGGTCCGGTATGAGCGTCCGCCAGACCTGCATCAAGCACGACCTCTACACCTGTGGGGACAACGAGAACTACGAGCATATGCTCAACTGGGTGGAACGCCTCTACCCGAACACCGAGAACCTGTACTTCATCGCCGAGGACATCCAGAAGCACAGCAAGGACCAGACCATCACGAACGTCATGTACCTGCTGGAGAAGGACGCCGTGACCACCACCTTCGAGATCGACGGCCGGGATGACATCTGAGCCCACGGAACAGAAAGGAGACAACAGTAATGAAAGAGCAAATCGAGAGCCGGATTGAGAACCTGAAGAAGACCCTGAGCTGGAAAGAGGATGAGCTGGAGCAGAGCCGGTTGGGTCTCGTTGAGAGGGCCAGCAAATGCTCCGCCGCAGAGATTGCCCACGGCTGGTTGGAGAGCGACATCGACACCATCGGCCGGGAGTTTGAGGAGGTCAAGAGCCTCCGTGACCAGATTGCCCTACTGGAATACATCCTGAAGAATGATAAGTAAGCCGAAACGGGCTACGGCCCGTCGCCGGGAACTGCCCCACCCGGCCTGATGATGGCAGGGCAAAGGAGGAAGCAACATGACGAGGATGTACTGCCCGTATTGCGGCAAGCTGCTGGAAGAGGGCTGTGAGTGCGAGCGTCTCGTAGCCGAGGATTACGAGGCCATGGTAGAAGAGCTGGAGGAACGTCAGCTCCGTACCGCATACCAGCAGGATTTGATTGACCTGTACCGCTTCGAGCGGTGAGCGAGAAAGGAGAATCGTGATGAACAAGCAGTTCACCTACAATCCGGTGGTCCTGGTCGAGATGGCGCAGGAATATTTGGAGGCGGAACGTAGCTACCGTGACTTCGTCGCCCAGCACAAGAACCAGTACGGCAGCCTCGTTCTGGGCTCCACCGATGACAGGGTTAGCTACTGGGTCAAGGATAAGGAAAGTTCCTGTACCGGCTCGGCCCTCAGTACCGCTTGCCGGCTCGTCGGCGCCGATGTGAACACCGTCATCGCAACGGCGAAGGCCATGAACCGCTTTGAGAAGCGGGAACGCTGGCAGGTCTGCGCTCACCTTCCCACTGGCTGGTGTTCACGGTGCGGTGAGTATGGCGAGGATCGGGTTCGGCGCTTCTTCGCTTCCAGGGAGTGGGACGCCGATTACTTCCAAAGCACCGGCCGTCGCCACCCCTGGGCGGCCTGAGCCCACCCCCCAATTTCTGCGCCCAAATCCTACGAGAACGAAGATTTGAAAAATATTTTTTCAAAATCGTAATTTTTCGATTGACGCTCGAAGTATCCCGGTGGTACACTATCATCATCAAAAAAACAAATCCTACGAAGTGGTAGGAAGATGACAGGCCGATGAGCCGGGAGGTAATTGACATGATGGAAATGCTGGAGCGGCTGGATAGTTGGTACGGAAGACTGAGTGACATCACTGAGGAACTGACTGAGATGGGCTTCGACGTGGTGGATGCCAACGCTGAGTACATCGACGTGGCTTTTGAGGAAGACGGAGACGATGTTCACGTCGCCATTCGCCTGGGCGGTACGCAGAACACCATCACCATCAACGGATACGAGGAAGTCTACCGAGGCTAACCCCCACCTGACGAGAACCGGGAGGCACCCGGTCGAAACTGCGGAGCTCCTGGAACACCGGGAGCAAGCTGGACAGCCCGCAGTCGTGGGAAGCCACAGCCCCGACAACTGAACACCGCCCGGAGTGACCCACCCAATAAGAAGCTGGCAGGGGGGCTAAGGAATAGCCGACAAGTATTCGCCGGGTTGAAAGCGGAAACAGCGTGGAGCCGTAAATTCGGAGGACCTGGATGAGCCGTGGAGACCGGCCGAGTACGCAGAGGAAGAACGGAAGTTACCGCACGGCTGGAAGCGGGAGGGGCCATTTGAACGAAAGGAAGATGCCAATGGAAAGATATGTGCATACCACCTGCCCGTACTGTGGCAAAGAGGCGAAGGTAAAGGCAGAGGACGACTACGGGGAGAAGAAGGTCGTCCTCTGCGACTCAGAAGAGGGCGGGTGCGATAAGTATTTTGTCGCCGACATCACTGTTTTCTTCAATGTCCACCCCCTGAAAATCGAAGGAGAGGATGCGGATGTCTCCTGAGATGATGGATGAGGCGGTGGTAGCCCTGTCAATCATTTCCGGCTACCTGTTCATCCTGGGCATTGGATGCCTTGTCGCCGACTTCGTATTCCCGCATATCCCGTTTATCAACCGTTTTCTGGATAGCCTCCCCGACTGGGAGGATGAAGACTGAAAGGAGAAAAGATTATGGCAAACATGAGCTACTGCCGGTTCCAGAACATGGTGGTCGAGGCCGGCAACGAGATTTTGTCCAATATGGACTTCGGGGAGGGAGAATGATGGGACGGGGTAACGTCTGCGTCACCGGTTCCCACGAGGGCCTGTACTACATCGACAACGACCACTTCCATGTGTACCGCCGGTGCGAGCCTGGAGCCGAGTGCCCTGAGACCCGGCTCATGGGCGACCTCAGCTATGATGAGCTGACCGGAAACGAATGGCTCTACGATGAGTGGGGAACCGGTGAGGAAGAGGACGACATCCTGGAGTGCTTCATCAGCAGCTTCGTCAGGATGTTCCCCAGCTTTGAGAGGCCGATGCTCGATAAATGGCTTACCGAGCCTGGATTTGGCGGACGGTCCCGCCGGGTCATCCTGGAAAGCAAGCTGTTCTACATCGCCGTCGAGGACAACGAGTGGTCGCTGGCTGTGGAGCTGCTCCAGAAAGAAGACCCCTACGACGATCACCTCAGCGGGCTCCAGGGCCGTCACTACCTGAAGTACCTGGACGGCATGAAGAGGTGCCTCCTGGATCGTCTCCCCAGCATTGGGACCCGCAAGGGAGCTTGGATGTCTGGCACCATTACCAGGGAGGAGGTGAGCTGAGTGAAGTACCGTGTTCGCATTAGCGAGCTCCGCTACGGGGACGTGGTGGTTGAGGCCGACAGCGAAGAGGAGGCCAAGACCATCGCCACCGGAAAAGAAATCGACTTCTTCGACGCAGAAATCACCGATATGACAGTAGAAAGGATGGACTGATATGGCATACGAAGTTCATGACGGATACCAGAAATTCCGGGATACCGAGCCCCTCATCCTGGAACCCGAAGACTGGTCCTTTGACGAGTGGGCAACCATCTGTAAGCTCTGCGGTCTCCCGACGGGGCAGACAGAACGCATCGTTCTCCACGCCAGCGAGATGGAGTGCTTCGTGGACCTCAGCAAGAAAGCCGTGGACGGCGAGCGGACGTACATCGTTACCGAGGTGTGCCCCCACTGTGAGAGCGAGGTCGAGATGCGGTGGAACACAGATACGATGGGCTTCAAGGCGTTCTGTCCCGTCTGCGGAGAGCGGCTTATGCTCTGCGACGAGTGTCGGCACACTGAGGAGCCTACCCCCTGCGACTACGACAGCAAGACCGATACCTGCCACCGGATGAAGAAGGAGGATGGTTGATATGAGCGAGAAAAGGTTCACCGTCCGGCCTCAGATTGAGGTCAACCTGACCCAGCAGGACATCGACGACATCATGGTTACGGCCCTGGAGGGAGGCATCAACTACTGGTGCCGCAAGGCCGAGGTGTTGGGTGAGTATCTGGGCGAGGCTGCCAGCGACCAGATTTCCCGTGGTGGTATCCTCATTTTGCACGACGCCGAGAGCGCCCAGACATGGGAGTTGACCCTGGGCAAGTTCCTGAATGGTGTGAAGCTCTACTTCGAGCAGGGCTGCCATGTTCAGGTCGAGGACAATGCCATCGACACCTGCGACATCGACGCCGGCGATGCCGACTGCATCATCCAACTTGCCATCTTCGAGGAGGTGGTGTTCGGATGAGTGGGTGTAAGAAACAGGCTATTGAGGTCATCGACCGGCTCCACTCTGAGAGCCGCCTCGAATACCCCGATTACTGTACCATCCACGATGGCCTGGATGAAATCGACACCCTGCGAGACCGGGACGAGGAGCTGGAGGAGCTCTGGTCCCAGTTTTCCGACATCCCCATGAACCCGGAAACGGAGTGTATCGAGGCCCCGTTCATGGGCTGGGGGCCGGGCGTGGGCCGAGAAGAAATCTGGCACTGGTTCGATGAGCGGCATAGTAAAGGCGTTGTCTACCTGCTATACGGAACCATCCAGCAGTATGACGTCACAATGGAGAGATACTACAAATCTCTGTGCGATGACTGCGGAACATCCGACTGCGCCTACAATAGCGCCGGAGAGTGCCGGTATCCGCAAGTCTTCCACCGGGTCCCTATCATCACCGAGAGCGATGGTTGCATGAACTACATCAGAAGGGAGGGAGATGGATGAACAAGAGAAACAGATGGGAGGAACTTTTTGACGAGCTCCTCGACCTCATCGAGTTCCGGCTCATCAAGTACCCGGACGGGTGGGGATTGGTGGACCGACAGGGGGCTAACCTGGGGGACATCGAAAGCGACCGTTTCGATAGTTCCGTCACTCTCATCGACCGGCTGGAGGTCTATGTCCGGGACTACATCGTCTCGGACATCGAAGAGGATTGCGACTGCGGCGAGTATCACGACTGGTCTGAACTGCTGGAATTCGCCAAGGAAACCATGGCCCCGGAAGATTTAGAGCGGTATCACTTTGACCTGGAAATCCTGGACATGATATGCAATCACCCGTCGGAGGTCAACCTGGAAAACTGCTTCTTCGACAGGGAGGAGAGATGATATGGGCTACATGGGCGTCGGATATAGCGGCTACGAATACGAAACCTGCCCTCTCTGCGGGCAGGGTATGTGGAATGGCCGGTGCGAGAACCCGGACTGCGAGTACCACTGGAACCCGAAAGAAGATGAGGAGGATGAGTGATGGCCGAACACAAGTCTTTGACATTCTCCATCGAAGGAAAGATTATCACCGATGTTGCCAGAGAGCATTTTTACGTCAGAAACGACATGGCTAAGGCCCTGGACCTTCTCTGCGCTGGACTCCAGAGTGACCAGCTAAACGAGTACGAGCGGATGGCCTTAGCTCTCCGGGTCCTGGACGGAAAGGCCGAAATTCGAGGAACGTACCCTGGGGACAGCTATGGGCTCTACGACTTGGATGAACCGGATTGTCGGTTCAGTATCGCAGACCATATCGGTAAACTGGCTAAGAAGCTGGAAACTGCCGAGTCTGAGCTTCATGACTTACAGGTGAAATTCAGCCTTGTGGCGGAGGGCCTGTCCGATACGCAGAAGCGTGAGGCCAATAGTGCGTGGTTCTCGCTTGATTATGACCACAGAAGGCCAATTTTTGATGATGTCGAGCCTGTTCCGCTGATACCGGGCTTGACCTCCCAGCTTGACAGCTTCTTGGAGAGAATGACGGGGCCGGAGACCACCACGGATGACTATGGATGGCTGGAGCCGTCCGGCAAATTCCACGAAGTTCCGTTTGGGGAGCATCAGGGATGGGCGTGGAAGAAGGCATTAGAGCTCGGATTTTCTGGGGAAGCATTTGACCGTGGCCTTGGAGGAGATGTCCTGCTTGAACATGGGTGGGTCCTTCTGGACAACCCCGGTCTGGGTCTTGCAAGACCAACTTCCAGCGATACCAGACCTATGACCAAAGCGCAAAGGGAGTTCCTGTTCGACTACTACACCGAGCGAAACCGGCCCGATCTCGCTAAAAAGTACCTGGAGGACGATTGATACCATCAAACACCGTTTTCCAGGCCACCACGTCACCTGAAATCAATCAACCTATCACCCGGAACCGTCCCAGGCGCTCCATCCGGGTGTTTTTAAGGGGAAAGGAGTACGAATGGATAATATCGTAGATGTAAAGCTGGGTCAGTCGATTCCGCCTGAGCGGTGGCTTGAAGCTGCGGAAGACCTGGAGAAGGTTTTCCAGATGGTCGCCCAGCATTTGCTTGTAACCAACCACGAAGGTATGGGCCAGCAGGATGCCGAGGAGTTCATGTCTGATGCGGTTCTGGCCCTGGTCGCCCTCCGGTACGTTGCCGCCAATCCCGAAGGCTGCCGGTTCATCCCCATCCCGTCGAAAGGCGGCGACAAATGATATGAGGAACAGCGAAGGCTACTACGACCCCACCGCTGGCATCGCCATCAGAAATGTAGAAAGGAATGAAAGAATGATGCAGGAGTTCAAACGTGGAGACATCTTCTATGTGGAGAAGTCCGGGAGCAGGGCAGCGTCCGGCTCCAACCAGCCCGAAGGCCGACCGGCCCTCATCGTTTCCAACGACCGGTTCAACAAGACCTCCGACATCCTGGAGGTGGTCTACTTGACCTACAACCCCAGGAACGATCTGCCCACGCACGTCACCATCCGGCAAACGACTAGCGAGTCGGTCGCAATCTGCGAGCAGGTCACGAGCGTTCACAAGGAGCGGTTCATCAGCTACATCTCGTCGGCTACCGAAGATGAAATGGTCCGCATCGACATGGCCCTACTCATTTCCCTGGACCTGAACATGGACGGCCATCAGGCGTCTCCTACGGCTTCTCAGGCCGCCCCTGAGCCTATCCACATCCCCTCCCCTCATCTCGCCCCCCCCGACACGTCCCGGAACTGGGAGGAGGAGTACAGGGCCGAGAAGGAACGGCACGAAGCGGATATTGCCGACCTGAAGTCGGAGCTCATCAAGGCACGTTCGGAGGCCGACATCTTCAGGAGTCTCTACACCGATATGACGGACCGGGCCATGGGGAGGGTCGTCAATGCGTAGCGTGAAGGAAATCACGAAGGAAGACTTCGCCGCCCTTATGGGCTCCGCCCGCATCGTGGCCTTCTCCACCAAGTATGAGCCCCGTGGCCTGTTTTATCTGCGGGACGGAAACAAGGTCATCGGCATCGACAACAGCACCGGCTATGCCTGGACCGAGGAGTTCGACAGCGTGGACCAGTGTAAGCGGTGGCTCATGGGTGAGAGGCTGGAAAGCGTGAAGGGAGGCTCCTCGTCATGCTGATGATTGTAGCTCGCTGCGACAAATGCGGAACGGAAATCGTTCGGATTGGTCACACCACCAAATCCGACATGATACGGTCGATTCGAGCAAAAGGCTGGAGCGTCAGCAAGGGAAGCAAGCTGGTTCCCGAAAAGACCTATTGCCCGTATTGCCGCAAGTAGATAAGGAGGTATGAAGATGAAAGCATCTGACATCGTAGAGGACGCCCTCCAACTCCGTGGGGTCCTCCAGAAAGAGCTCGCTGAGCGTGTGGGCCAGGACCACAAGTACCTCAGCAAGAAGCTGACGACCAACAGCATGAAGGCCCAGGAGCTCATCGACCTCATCCACGAGCTCGGCTACGAAATCAAGCTGGTGGATCGCCAGGGGTCCGGCCAGACGGTCTCCGTCCGGCGCCGGGGAACCGGCCCCAGGGTTAAGCGGATGGTCGCTGGCATCACCTTCGACACCGCCAAGGCCGACGCTCTCTGCCACACCGACGTGGAGGATGGACGCTACATGGAGCTGTACCGGGACCCGGAAGACCGGTTCTTCATCGTCCACTATTCGTTCTGGCAGAAAGAGGATGCCACGATTACCTCCTGCCAGGAAGACGAGGCCCGGCACCTGTTTGACAAGTATGCGGACGGAACCGTGGATTTTGTCTCCGGCAGCCCGGAGGCTGTATAAGTGCGCCCTGTTCCTACGATGACGTAGAATATCAAAAAATATTTGCAAAATCGTAATTTTTCGATTGACGCTCGAAGTATCCCGGTGGTACACTTTAGTCATGGAACACCAAATAAATTACGAGAACGTAGGATGGAGGCACACGATATGAGTAGCAAGTACGACAACATCAAGACCGCCGCCGAGCTGGTCAGCGAGGTCCAGCTCCACGGTCTGAGTCTGGCCCAGGAGGACATCTGCCGGGCCCAGGACATCTTCGGCCACACCCCGATTGAGGAGCTGGCCCGCCTCGCAAACGACATCGGCCGGGACAACGAGAAGGGCGAGCCGGACCCGAAGGGGTCCCGCAGCAGCGGCCGGAGGGCCACGCAGAGCACCTTCTACTCCATCCTCACCAACATCTGGCATTGGGAGGAAGTGACCCGCTTCTGGAATACCTACACGAACCCTCAGACCGAGGAGCTGAAAAGAAATCGGGATGCCTACGATTTTGTCGTGGAGGGCAACAAGAAGCTCAAGAGCGAGAACGATGAGCTCAAGGAACAGGTGGACGAGCTCCTGGAGCGTGAGAGCGGTTTGGTTCTCCAGAGGGATGAGGCTCTCGATAGAGCCGAGTACGCTGAGGCCGAGGTGGTCCGCCTGAAGGCCAAGCTGTATGACCTGCTGGTTGAGCGGAAGGAGGTGGTCTGATGTACCGCTACTACTCCACCCAGCGTCCGGTCGGGCCGGGGACCTTCCCTGGCCGGCCGGAGAGCATCGAAAACTTCGACACCAGGGAGGAGGTCCCCGGCATCGGCCCCGCCTGGGGGTATCTGGAGTATCGGGAGCCCCTGGATGACGAGGCGGCCAGAAGGTACGAGCTGAAGCCGGCGGAGCTGAAGAAGTTCCTGGTCGAGGTCACGTCGGTTCACACCTTGGAGGTGGAGGCCGAGAACGAGGACGAGGCTATCGAGATGGCTTGCAGAATGGCCTGGGAATATGACGCCGATGAAATCGACGGAAAAATTTTGGAGGGGGATGACTTAAATGCGTAGGGAAGGCATGACGGTCCGGGAGGCCGCCGAAGAGTGGGTGCGGGAGTTCAACGCCATCCCGCAGAGCATGATCGACAAGCTGATGAAGCTGGACTTCGAGGACTGGCACGAGGTCACTACCCCGTCCTACGGGTGCCGGGTGTATGTCCCCAGCTCCAGCCTCCCCGACAGCTACAACGGCGAGGAGGATGAGGGAGAGGTCATCAGCTACGATGAGGAGTCCGAGCTCTACTGCATCGAGCTGGACGACGGCTTCAAGGTCTCGCTGGAAGAGGGAGATTTCGAGGTCGTCCGGGATGACAGCCTCCCCATGTGGGGAACGATGTGGTCCTTCGGCGACAGCGCCGATGACTACTGGCTGTCGGATATGGATGGAATCGGTGTGATGTCCCGCTGCGGCTTCCGAATCTACGAGTCCGAGGAGTTCGGGTACTTCTTCGGCATCGACGGTGCCGGATACAGCTTCTACGACGAACACTGGGTTCCGCTGTACCGGGCCAGGGGCCTCCATTGGCACGACCCGGCCACCGAGAAGGAGGCGTCCTGATGGTAACTCTGAAAGAGGCATTCAAGCTGTGCGGGGTGGATGACCGAGAGGTCGTTCACTTTTCCGACAGAAGGGAAGACGCCGGTATTTGGTCCTGGCCCATGACGGGCCAAGAGGTTCGGCAGAAGTACGACATGAAGAACACGATGGTCACAGACATCCGTCCGTACTTCTGCTGTGGAGAGTACGAGGGATTCATGTTCATCATCAAAAAGGAGGCGAGCTGATATGAAAGTGTATATCGTAACCGGTGGTGGTCGTGACGACCACCACATCATCGCTGTATGCAAGACCCCGGAACTGGCAGACGACCGCTGTACGGCTGAGAACAGAAAATGCCGTGGTCTGGGTGCCACCTACGAGGAGTGGACCGTGGAAGAGAGGTGATCTGATGTTCAAGCTGGAAGTAAAGACCGGCAACGCTGCTTTCCGGGACGAAAGCCGTACCGACCGTCACGGGGATCATGTCCTGGACCCCTACGCTACCGAAGTACGCCGCATCCTGCTGGATGTCATCTGTAAGCTGGAGGCTGGGTACACCGATGGTTCCGTCATAGACGTGAACGGCAACAAGGTCGGCCGCTGGAGCTACGAGTGATGCCGGCCGTGTACGAACAGCTCAGCCTCTTCTCCCTGGTCCTGCCGGATGAGGCTACGGCTATCTGTCTCATGGGTCACACCGAAAGTATGGCCCGGAAGCCGGACGCCTGGATGCTTGGTTTGGTCCCGGATGGCGAGTACGTCGTTGATGTCGGAGAGCACCCGCTGGTCCTTCGACCGGCGGGTCTCCGGGAAGAGGAGGTTGAGCCCGGCCACCACTACCATCACTACCTGATTGGCAGCAGGGTATACGCCGGCATCTTCGTCGGGAGGTATGACGATGGATAAGATCGAGCTGTCCCGAGAGGACATAACTGCCTTGCTCGACTGGAGGGACGAGCACAAAGAGTTGGTCCGCTCTCTTCCTGCGCCGAAGAAGGCAATCGAAATCGTGTTCAAGCACAACGCCTTCCGCATCAAGGGTATCCGGGATGGGGACACACTCCGGCTCCACCTCAGCAACGGATTTGTGAACCTTGGAAAGGCGGAGTTCACGGTCTCCAAAGACAAAACGCTGGTTCTGAAGCGTGGAAAGATGGAGGTGACGGAGGAGAGCTTCCGATCTGTGCTGACCGTCTACTGTTCTTTGATGGCCCTGATGACCTACGGTAGGGTGGAGTATGGCGAAGAAATAGAGCCCGCTGACAAGGAAAAGGTCACACGCTCCAAAAAGGCCACAAAGCGTTCTCCAAGAAAGCCTGTAAAGCGGACTACCTACATACTCCGACGGGACAACGGGACGCTTCTGGCAGCTCCTATGAGCTCACACGCAAGCCCAAAAGGTATCTTTACTGTGCGTGGTCATTACCGCCACTACAAAAGCGGCAAGGTGGTCTGGATCGCCGAGTACCGTAAAGGGACCGGGAAGAAGAAATCGAAGACCTACAAGATGGGAGGTAAGAACGATGACCGAGCAACAGACTGAGATGTGGGATGTTCTCTCCGAGCTGGGCGGAGAAGAGGTCCTGCGGGTCCTGACCGACTGGCATGGGCTCCAGCTTCTCGATGAGGGGTTCCATGGGCATCTGGTTGATGAAGGCTACATCGAGGAAGACACCAACTGCGAGAACGGAACCTACGACTGTGACACCTGCTCCATGGACGGCAAGTGCGACAGGCAGGAAGCTATGAAGTCGGAAGATTTCGATGATTTCTGCGGTAAGTTTCCGGCCTGTAAAGGCTGCCCGCTTCAGGACATCCCCGGAGACTGCGAAGAGGACATCTGGCCCAAGTTTAAGAAGGAGCATGGATATGGATAAGTACGATTACCTGATTGTCGGGGCCGGCCTGTTCGGTTCGGTCTTCGCCCACGAGATGACGCAGCGAGGGAAGAGCTGTCTGGTCATCGACAAGAGGCCCCACATCGGCGGCAACTGCTACTGTCGGAAGCAGAGCGGCATCACCGTCCACGAGTATGGCCCGCACATCTTCCACACTGACGACGAACGGGTGTGGAGGTACGTCAACCAGTTTATCGAGTTCAACGGCTTCGTCAACTCTCCCATCGCTGTCTATCAAGGGAAAGCCTATAACCTGCCGTTCAACATGAACACGTTCTGCCAGCTTTGGGGGCACATCAGCCCCATGGACGCCAAGGAAAAGATACGGCTCCAGGTAGAGGAGCTCGGCATCGGAGAACCCTGCAACTTGGAGGAACAGGCGTTGTCCATGGTCGGGTCGGATGTCTACGAGCGTCTGGTCAAGGGGTACACGGAGAAACAGTGGGGCCGTCCCTGCCGGGAGCTTCCTCCGTCGATTATCCGCCGTCTTCCCCTGCGCTTCACCTTCGATAACAACTACTTCAACTCCCGATACCAGGGCGTCCCCATCGGCGGCTACAACAGCCTTTTTGAGGTGCTTCTCAAGGGGTCTCGCATCGCCCTGGGCATAGACTTCTTCCACGTTGACGCAGATAGGACGGCCCGCCGCACCGTCTTCACGGGCCCGATTGATGCCTTTTACGGGCACCGGTTTGGCCGCCTGGAGTATCGGAGCCTTCGGTTCGAGACCGAGGAATTTCAGACCGACAACTACCAGGGGAACGCCGTGGTCAACTACACCAACGCCGTCGTTCCGTTCACCCGCATCATCGAGCACAAGCACTTCGAGTTCGGCCGGCAGCCCACCACCGTCATCACCAGGGAGTACCCGGAGGCGTGGAAACCTGGGTCGGAGCCCTACTATCCGGTGAACGACGAGGCCAACAACGCCCTGTACTCCAAGTACGAGGCCCTGGCCCAGAAGGAAGAGAACGTCATCTTCGGCGGCCGGCTGGGGAGCTACCGGTATTACGACATGGATCAGGTAATCGCTGCGGCGCTGGACGCTGCGGAAAAGGAGGTATAGGCATGACCGGAGCGCAAAGTCTGCTATGCGAGATGCTGTCCTGCGGCAGTATGGATTTGGATATGCTCGACTTCATCGGCTACGGCTGGGACGAGATTCTCGACCAGATGGATTGGCCCCGTGAGGGCCTCGACTTCAACGATGTGCTGAGGGCCGCCGTCAGCGTCGGCATCATCAACTTGAAAGAGGCGGTGGACGAGAAGATTCTGGTGCTGGAGGCCGCAGAGAACATCCACGGTATGCTGGGGCCGGAGGAGACCGAAAAGCTGGAGGCACTCCGCCGTCTGAAGCCGGACGATGACATCGAAGGAGACTTCAATTTCCTTGCCACGCACGTCTGGTTTAAGAACAACGGCCCGGTCTACCGCCGGTATCTGCCGGATGCGGTGGACGAGTTCGAGGACAACGTGGGCTTCCTCCTGACCGGAGGTGAGGGAGAGTGAGCGCAGAGGAGGAGAAAAGGTTTGCGGCCGCCTGTGAAGACGGGGACCTCTGTGACCCGCAGTATTGCCCGTATATGAGAGGCGAGACCTCCAGACTCGGAGCCTGTGAAGGCGACTACTGCGAAGAAGCATGGGAAAGATACTGCGAACAGATGGGAGATGAGAACTGATGACCTGTCCCGTGTGCGGCGAGAAGCTGCGCCCCAACAAGGGCTGGGCCGCCATGTTCTATGACGGCTACTGCAACACCTGCGATATGCCGGTGGATAACGTAGATGAGGACGAGAACGATGTATTGCAACCCTGATGTGTGCCCGTACTGCCAGTACATCGGCGAGGGTGATAGCTGGTGCGACAGGATTGGCGAGATCGTGCTGTCCGACTGGGAACCTACCGATGACTTCATGGGGCCAGGATGCCCCTACGGGGAGGACTGAAATAATGAGTAAGCGAAAGTGGAGGCGTGGACCTCGTATCCTGTCCCTTGATGAGCTGGTCCGACAAGAAATTGTCTGCTGGTGGGATAAACCAACATCCAAGGGGTGGTTTTTGTCTTGGCAGTTTAGAATGGCCGTGAACGCCATTGGAGAGAAAGGCGTGGTCTTCTACGCCATGCCGTCTGGGGCCACAACAAGGTTCTCCGATGAGGATGTCATCAGAGCTGAACGTAGGCTCAGGACTCCACCCACGTTTGAGGGGAGAATGGATGTCATAAATCTCCTGAACCGTTGTGACCGGGGGTATGGAAGTGTTGATGATGTCATCGACGGCTATCAATCACAGCCGGGAGGTCGTCATGGGTAAAAAGAATGACTTCCTGGCCCGCCAAAAGGCGAAGGAACGGTTGCTCCAGGAGGCCACCCGCCATACGTTCGTCCAGTACATGACCGACACCCTCATCCTGACGCTGAATGACCCGGAAGTCATGGGGAAGGATGTGTTCGGCTACGCCCGTCTGAAGAAGGTTCTGGATGCCTGGGGCAAGTGCTATGACCAGTTCTTCGACGCCCTGACCAAGAACGATGAGGCCGACTATGCCAGGGTCAAGATGGACGAGGCCATGAAGCGCATCTGTGGCGAGACCGGAGATTTCTTCCCGTTCGAGGAACGGTATCAATGGCTGCCGGAGATCAGATATGGAGACAAGTAAAACAAGGCCCGCCCAGGGAGGTTTTTCCGGCTCTCTGGCGGGCCCTTCGTTTTCCCCTACCACCAACACCCCCGCAGCAGTCCGGGTCGTTTCCTGGGCTCACCATGCGTTCACAGGTCTTGCAATCCGCCATCTTCTCATGTATAATGCAGACAGCCTACCGTTTTGTAGGCGTGGAACTACGATTTCGTCATCCTTTATCCCGTGATATTGGGGGACCCCATGTTCGAGTCCTACAAGGAGGACGGCGTCATCGGCCCCTGGTTCATGGCGCCCCAAGAGTGGCTCCCCGGCGCAAAATCCATCATCTCCTTCTTTTTCCCCTTCACCCAGGCCGTGTGTGACGGAGAGGCCCGCTCCCAGCCCGACGGCACCTCTCTGGAGTGGCTGTTCGGCAGAATCGAGGGGCAGCAGTTTCTCCTCTCCGTCCTCCAGGCGCTCTGCGGCTGGCTCACCGCCCAGGGTGCGGCTGTCTGTATGCCCGCCGCCGACCCCCGGTTTGCCGGCATCACAGGGGGCAAAACAAAGCTGGCCCACCCGGAGATCACCTCCGGTACATACAGCAGCAACTGGTCGGAGCGCCACGCGGCCTATGTCTGCGGCCTGGGCACCTTCAGCCTGACCCGGGCCATTATCACCCAAAAGGGCACCGCCGGCCGCCTGGGCAGCATCATCACCGACCTGGAGCTGGAGCCCGACCCCAGGCCCTACACCGGCCTGTACGACTACTGCACCCGCTGCGGCGCCTGTATCCGGCGCTGTCCCGTCCAGGCCATCAGCCTGGAGGGCGGCAAGCTCCAGGACCCCTGCAATCAGCGTTCCGCCATGCTGCGGGAGCGTTACGCCCCCCGCTATGGCTGCGGAAAGTGCCAGACCGGGATCCCCTGCCAATCCCGCATCCCCGGATGAGCTCTCCCGCCCGATTTTGAAGAAGGGGGTATCTCCCATGAATAAGAGCGGAAAGGTTCTGGCCGTGCTGATGGCCGCCGGGCTGCTGCTCACAGGGTGCTCCGCCCTTCTGGAGCGGGAATACAGCCAGGTCACCACCCACAACGCCGTCCCCG